ATATCCCTACCTTTGGTAATGAGTCTCGAAATATTGTAAACTTTGTTAAAGGAATTACAGAAGGTAACTGGGGTATCTGTTCTTCTCCACTAAGAGGAGATCACAACAACTCAGCTTACTGGAAACGTAGATGGCTTGAAGATAAAGGTTTTATGCCTGAAGTTGAAAATTGTATCTTTACTTCAAACAAACATAAGTATGCTATCAATCGTCTAACAGGATTACCAAATATTCTAATTGACGATAAGATTGATAACATTAAACGTTGGGAACAAGCTGGCGGTATTGGTATTCGCTTCCAGTGTGACAAAGATGATGTTGTTGAATACCTTTTTGAGGAGATCAGAAATGTATATTAAAACTAATAGAACTTCAGCTTATGTAGGAACCTTTGTTACATCTGATAAAGGTGATATGGATAAACTAATTGAACTTAGAAAATCTGTTTCTCTTTTGAATAAGACAGATGCTTTTGGTCGTTACAATCATTCAGACCTTCTTAGGAAAAAGCGGGTATGTGCTAAAGGTCGTAAAGCTATTGTTAAAATGAAAACAGCTGGTAGTAAAGGACCAGTCCAATACAACTGGGGTGGCAATATTGTTGGCGGTTTATCTAATGCAGGAGAACTTGACGTTTATATCTATGATGATCACTCAGCATACTGGAATGTATAAATAAACGTATGAGTACAGATATTTTTGATTTTGGCTTTACAGCCGTAAACGAAGAAGAACTTAAGTCGGTGCAGCAAACAGCTGCACTGGCTAATGATGCTGAGCAAAAGGCAACTACAACTCAAGAAAAACTAGATAAGTTGTACAATGCTGTTCAGCCTCTATTGAATAACCTTAAAGCTAATCCAGATAAAGACTACATCTATTGGCCTAAAAGACTTGAAAAAGTAGAACAATTCGAAGATCATATACAAGGGATTTATAATGGGTAAAAAAAGATCAAGGACGTCACAAACGTCTAAAGGTGAACGTAGCTCAGTAGCACGTTCTGTATTAAAGGCAGTTCGACTTCAAAAAGAAATTGATCAGCCTTTCCGTAAAATTCAAGCACAGTTAGATGCATGGATGCTAGGAAAGAATGTAGTTCTTACAATAGCTAATCCAAATAAAAAAGAAACTAATAAACCATTCATCAAAGTCCGTGCTTGGGACGCTTGGGGTAATCCTCGAGGTCAACAAAGCAAGGGTTAAAACCAATGAAATATTTAGTTGCATTACTAGCACTAGTGCCAGCATATGTCTTTAGTGGTATGTTGGCATTTGCTGATGGACACACAAATCAGCTAGAAGTAGAAAAAGAAACTCCAAAAGTTTATTGGACACGTAAGCCTATTCAATGTGGACCACCTAATGGTTTGGTTGAATTAGTAAAAGGCTATGGAGAAATACCATTACTTACAGCAGATGGTGTTACGGCTGACGGACAAGGTCAAATGGTTAATATTAAAATCATATTTGCTGTAAATCCAGAAACAGGAAGTTGGACTTTAATTGAAGTGAATAGCCCTGATCAAGCATGTGTGCTAGGAAACGGCGAAGGATATAATATTAATAGCTTACCACCGATAACAACAAAGCAGGAAACATAAAAATGGCAGCAGAAAACTACGATAAATGTCTAGAACTAATTCTCCACCACGAAGGTGGATATGTTAACCACCCTAAAGATCCAGGAGGGGAAACCAACCTAGGAGTAACCAAACGTGTTTACGAAGAATGGGGCGGTACAAAAGATATGGTAGATTTAACAGTAGAAGACGTTGCTCCAATCTACGAGAAAAACTACTGGGGTCGTGTAAAAGGTGATGATCTACCTAGTGGCCTAGACTTATGCGTATTTGATTTTGCAGTAAATGCAGGTCCTGGCCGTGCTGCTAAGTATCTACAATCTATGATTGGTACTACAGTAGATGGCGGGATTGGTCCTAACACTCTAAAAGCTGTGTATAACTACGTAGAAGAAGTAGGTCTACAAGGAATGATTGAAGAATACCAATCCGGCCGGATAAGTTACTACGAACAACTCAGTACCTTTGAAACATTTGGTAGAGGCTGGATTCGTAGAGTAAATGAAACTACTGAAGAAGCAGTTGCTTTAATCTAAGCAGCTAGAGGTTGTTCAGGATTTACTCCTAACATATCTCCCCAAGCTTTATAATAATGGCGCATTCCTACTTCATCGTGGATTGTGCCATTTTCATGTCTGCCATGTAGAATACGTCTAGTTTCAGTACCTTCTCTCATTGTAGTACCTTGCCCTGCAACACCAATTAAATCTTCATGTAGGTTACGACCAAATGGTCCCCAGATAGAATTATGATGTTTAATTCTAGTGAGTCTTTCTTCTGGTGTATCTTTTCTTAATCCATATCCTCTAAACTCAATCAGAACCTTGTTAGGCCCAAGTGGTGTTACACTATCAGAACGATATGCACTTCCTCTTAGATTGAAGTTAAAGCCTGGGAACAAGTCCACCATGTACCACTGATTAGGTGGTAGGTTGGGGAATGATAATTCACCCCTGTCCTCAAATCCATCGTACTCTGTATAGTTCACTGTGAATGAACTTACGTTTACATGACCATTATCAAATGGTATGTTCTTTCTAGCAAAATACTCATCATTAAATCCTGACACACGATTAAAGTAATGCATAAAATCGTGATAGAACTCAGAGTTAGTATCATG